CTCCCGTGGTGTTCTGGTAGGAAAATTTTGGGAGCGTTGATCCCACTCCGCCGCCGTCATGCGCTCCTCCGTCGCCGGATCTTGGCGCATCATCTCGCCACGCTCGACGTCGTAATATTCGTTATAGGGCGGCGGCGGCGCGCTCGAGGATTTCTCCGTCGGCTCCAGAGAATCCAGTGGCGGAGGCGTGAAACTCATATCGTCCCGCCCCGTCTATTGCTGCCAGCTCGCTGGGTTAAGCGGATCACCGCCCAGATACGTCATCCCATTGTATCGTCGGCCCGGCGTGTAGCCACGTTGCCCCGGATCCGGAGCCGTCCCACCGGACGGAGCCGCCGCTGGCGCTCCGAAGATACTGCCAAATCCCCCGCCCGAGTCCCGAGCCTTCTCATTCGTCCGGTCCACCTGCCCCGTATTCATGTCCATTCGCGCGATGGTCCCATCCTCCAGCGTCACCTTCTGCCAGTCCGGCTTCGCCGGCATCCCCCGCTGCATCTGATCCCGCGCCGCTGCGCCCGCCTGTTGCTGGCTCGTGATCGAGGATTGCCGATCCAAACTCCGATCCGACGCGTTCGCGTCCAGTTGATCCTTCCGGTTAAATTCTATCTCCGCATTTTTCTGCCCAACGATTGCCCGCTTCCCGCCTTTGCTGGCCGCCTGAAACGTGGAGTATTCCTCCTCGTTCAGATTCCCCGACGCGTACATCTGGTCCGCCACGCCGTTCAACTGATCCAGTTCCTCCTGTTTCAGCGCGTAGGTCTTTCCCGCAGACGCCAAGCCTTTGCCGACGGCCTCCCCGGCCCCACTGATACCACTCGCCAGCGCTTCCGCACCTCGGACCTTCGTGTTTGCAGCGTTTGCGTATCCCTCCGAGATCAGCCGCGGGCCGATGTCATTCAATTTTGGAGCGTAAGCCATATTCGTTTCCTTCCCCTATTCAGTTTTCAAATTTCCGTTTTCAGCTTTCTACTTTCCGCTTTTCACCCCGCCATCTGGCGAGTCAGCAGCGCCGTCAGCGCCACGCGCCCCCGGTCACTCCGCCGCGCGTGCGCCGCCCAGCCTCGAGCCCGGGCAAAATACTTCATGCGCCACTGCACCGGAGCCCGGTCCAGCAGCCAATCCCGGTAGCGCACCCACTCCATCGACTCCGGCCCGAAGACCTCCCTCGAAAGCCAGCAGATCGCCGCCGCCGCTGCGACCGCCGCACCAGCGAGCACTGTGCCCGCCGCTTCCATGCTCGATCCAGTCACCGCCGCATCCGCCGCATCCCCCGCGGCGCCCGCTTGCATCCGTCCCGTCTTCAGCGCGATCTCATTATTCTGCTTATTCAGATAGCGACTCTCCAGCGCGTTGCTGTTCCAGTCGTTCACCTCCATGCCGTATTGCATCACCGATCCGGAGATCCCGTTGATATCCGGTGTGCCGACGCCGCCCATCACCCGCTGCGGATCGTAGGCATCGAAGAGCGCGCCCGCCTGCCGGTATTCATTATCGATCCCCTGCTGATACGTGCTCGATCTCACCCCAGCATTGTAGGAGCGAGTCGCCATCCTCGTCGCCGCGTTCGTCTTCGAGACATCCAGATCCCGGTCCACATTGCCAGTCTCCCGGTCCAGCTCCTGACCCTGCACGTCCGTCGCGAATCCCCGTGCCGCGCGGATTCGATCCTGCGACATACCCTCCACGCCACTGGCAAAGTCCCGCCGCTGCGACTCCCGCGCCGTCGCGTAGCGATCCCGATTTAATACCTCCGCCGTGCCCGCGCCCGCGCTCGTGCCCAGGCCCCGCGCACCGTAGGCCGCTCGAGTCGATTGCTGCGACTCCCGGATCTGCTCAGGCGAGAGCGAGCGACCCAGCGCCAGATCACCCTGCGCCTGGCGCGTCAGTTCCGATTCGATATCCGACGCCACAAACCCCGCATCCGCCTCCCGCAGCAGAGTATCGCCCAGCGCACCCCGCTCCACGCGGCCCGCGCCCACGGTCGTCGGCTTGATCTTCCAACTTTTCTTTGGATTGAAACGATTCTTCCGGCCCGCCTTGTTCAGCGAGTCCAGAGCCGGAGCCATTGCCGATTCATAGTCGCCCAGAGATCCCCGGAAGTTCTGCCACGATCCAGACGCCAGCCGTCCTTGCAGATCAGACACCGCCCCGCCGTATTCGCCGAGCTGTCCGGACACCTGTCCCATCTCCCGAGAATAATCCCGCAGATCATCCCGGCTCTCATAAATATCGTAAATCGCAGCCATTCCCTTACCCCTCCCTTTTAATGATCATACTCATTTTCCTCGCCAACGTCAGGTTTTAATGATCGAGGTCAGCACAATCGTCGGCTGCGCGTTCGCGTGCGCCGCGCCAGAGCCCTGCGAGTCCGTGCTATCGACGAGCCCCACCGGCGAGTTGGCATTCGTGTAGGTCACCCCATTCGACATCGAGATAGCTTGGAGGCGTGGCTGTGCTCCCGTGTTCACCGAGTTCTGTTGGAACGTGATCCCCGTCACCGTCACACCCTTCATGCCGTGAGTGTGAGCCGCCGTTTGTGCCAGCGACAGCGCGATTGATTGCGCGCCACCCACTGCACCCAGCGTCCCCGCAGCGATCCCCGACACCGCCGCCGTCAAGCGATCTGCCAGGCCCGAGCCCGGATCGGTATCCCGCCCAGCGATCACCCGCCCGCGCGTATCCGGCACGTTAAACGTCGTCGACGTATCCCCCGCCCCGTACCTCTCCTCGATCACCGAGAAGAGCCGCGCGTAAGTCGTCCGGCTCACCGCCGAGCCATCACACGGCAGCCACCCTTCCGGCGCAGTCCACCCGCCGAATGCCACCACCACGCCCGCCGGAGTCCCCAGATCGCGCACCTTCACCCGCTCCAGCGCCCCGGACGCCGAGTTCAGCATCAGCACCTCATCCGCTTGCAGCGCTTGCGCCGTCCGCGCCGGTTGCTCGCCGATCAGCCCTGGCAGAGCCTCCGCAGCATTCACGATTGCGTTCATTTTCGCGGGGGAGACTCCCTCGCCCGCGCCGAATGTCTGTCCTGTTAGAAATTTTGCCATCTCACTGTCCTCCGTTTAATTTTGTGTCCTCACTCGTCGATTCCCCGCGCCCAGTTCCGTCACGGTCACACTCACATTCCGCAGCTCCGCGCCCGGCCCAGCCAGCAGCGCCTCCAGCTCGCACCCGTGCGCCCGATGGCGCAGCGACCTCTTCACCGCCAGGCCATCCCCCGGCATTCCAGACACCACCGGCACCAGCGATTGCGTAGCATCCGGCTCCGTGAAGATCGCCGACCCCGAGAACTCCCCGTCCGCCCCCAGCACCACCGAAGCCTTCAGCTCCAGAAACCGTCGCGGGTCCGCACCCCCCGTATAGCGCCGCGTCCGCGCCCGGCCCACGATCGACGCCTCCACCGACCCGTCGCCGCATCATCGCCATCCGCCCGATCCTCCAGCAGATAGATCAGGCCCACATTCGCCGACGCGCAGAAGAGTCGCTCCCGATTCGCCGACCGAGCCACCACCAGATCCACGCCATCCAGTGCCCCGTAGATATCCAGCGACTCCCAGCCCTCATTCAGCAGAGAATAGACCAGGATTGTATTTACCCGCGCTGGCACATCCAGATCCGGGCACCCACACCACGCCTCACCCGGCGTCGCATTTTCACACGGGCTGTAACGCACGAACTCACTCGGCGACACCACCAGCTCCGCTGTGGCTCCGTCGGCCACTGCCGTATGTCTCGACCACACCCGCACCCCGCGCCGATCGTAGGCCACCACCTCGAGCGAGCCGTAAGACCCCGCCGTCGGCGCCGAGAACGTCACCGGATCCGACTCCGGTCCCGCGAACTCGACCGCCGTATCGTAGTGGATACCGCAATAGCGTTCTTCCGCATCCGCCACCGTTCCGCCCGTCTGATACGCCGTCACCGGCCACGCGATATCTGCCCCCGGCACCAGCGACACTAGCAGCCAATACCGCGCATCGTGGAAGACTCCACACGCTCCCGCCGCCGCGGTCCAGTCGATCCGATCCGTGATCGGCTTCACCGGGTCCGAGAGCAGCAGCGTCTGCTCCGTCAGCCTCTGCTCGGTGAAGTTCGGATCGATCCGATACACCCCCGCATCCGACAGAAAATAAACAAAATTCCGCACCGTCGCCACACTCCGCCGCGCGCAGCAGCCGATCTCACTCGTCACCAGCGCCACGAAGCTCGCACTCGCATTCAGTTCCGTCCCCGACGCATCCAGCACCGCCCGCACCCGCCACACCGAGTAGCGGCAAAACACGATCAGATCCCGATCCGCAAACGCATGTCCCGCCACGATGTAATCCGCCCCCCCGCCACCCGTGCGAAACGACTTCGAGAACGGATCGAACGTATCCGGGTCCAGCACATCCGAGAGCCACCACTCATCCGCCGACCGCGCCACGCCCAGCATGTTATTAAAATAGACCGCCACCGCCGAGGAACCCGGCATCCTCGCATATGTCGGGCCCAGCGGATGCGATCCCGTCACCGTCCGCACGAAGGCCGGAGCCACACCGTCCCAATACAGCGGAGGTTTCACCCGCAGCGCCTCGAGCCGCGCAGCATACACCCCCGCCGGACTCGTCGGAGCACCCGCCACCTCGAAGCTGAAAGCCGACGGAGTCACACCCGTCACGTCAAACTCATGGTTCCAGCCCGCCTCCAGCGCACCCGAGATCCGCACCCGGTTGCCCACCACCAGCCAATGCCCCGGAGCCGACACCCGCGCCGTCGTCCCCACCCGCGTGATCCCCTCGATTGCAAAGCTCGCCCACACCCCGCTCTCCACCGGAGCCCGCAGCAGATACATCCGATTAGCCGCCTGGAGCAGCGTCACATCATCATCCGAATCCACCGTCTCCCCCGCCGGATAGGCCACCTGCAACGTCACCGGATCGGCATCCTGGTAAGCCAACGCAAACTCCTCCGCCGCCAGCACCACATACTCCGGCCGGCCCGCCACGAACGCATTCACGAATCGACCCGCCGCCCGCAGCGGAGTCGTCAGCGGACCCGTCCCCAGCAGCGGGTCCAATCGCAGATTCCCCACCGCGCCCGAGTTCCCCGGCGCGCCCACCACCACCACCGTCAGCCGCGTCGTCGACAGCACTCCCGTCACATAAAAATCATCATCGTAAGCCGCGATCCCCGTCCCGCTCAGGTTCACCACATCGCTGAGCTCCGCACCATGCGGCGCGCTCGTCGTCACCGTCGCCAGCGATCCCGCCCGCACCACACTCACCAGCGGGATGTCAGCACCCAGGGTGAAGTCCAGCGTCAGCACCGGCGCGCCAGCGATCAGATCCCCCCGACGCCTCGCGCCCAGCCGCGTCCGAGCCACCCCGCGATCCAGCCGCAGATTCTCACTCACCTGCAGCTCGCCCGCCGCCAGCAGATCCGGATTATTCCGCGCATTCAGACGCGCGAACCCCCCGTCGCCCATCTGTTCGATCTCCGCGTTCACGCGTAGACCTCCCGCTCGATTGCCGCCGACAGGGTCGCCCAGGCCGCCGGGTTGAGATCGTCCTTCCGGGACGGCGAGACTTGGCGGTGATCCGTGATCATGTCCCGGCGGATCCCCCACGCCATCACCCGGCGGTCCAGCCACTCCAGCGCGCTCGCGATTTGATCCTCAT